ATTGTACTGTAAGGTTCACAAGCACTGGATTCATACCAATAACCACAGATGCTAAAGCAAATGGAGCTGGTAATGTTTATTGGTATATGGCGTTTGCAGAAATGCCTATTGTAACAAGTAATGGATTAACAGCACTAGCAATATAGGAAGAATAAATGGGAGTTAAACTAAAAAATAATGCGTTTGGAACTTTAGCTGCTGGAATTAATAGCTCTGTTACTACAATCGCTCTTACTGCTGGTCAAGGAGCTAAGTTTCCTACTACCAGTTCTGATGATTATTTTTATGCGACTGTTATTGATAGCTCAAATAATCTTGAAGTAGTAAAAGTTACTACTCGTTCAACTGATTCTATGACAGTCACAAGAGCTCAAGATAATACTTCGGCTAGGGCTTTTATAGCAGGTGATAGATTTGAACTTAGACCAAATGCAAAAGTCTTTGAAGATATATTATCAGAAGCAAGGGATTTAAATGGAGCTGAATTTATCTTAGATGCTGATGCAGATACCAGTATAACTGCTGATACAGACGACCAAATAGATATTAAAATAGCTAACTCAGATGACTTTCAATTTACTTCAAACAAGTTTACAGCACAAATAGGTTCGGGAATATTACTAGCAAAATCAACTGCTACTTCTGATGAAGCAAGTAGTGCTGGTAGTTTTACTGAAAATAATTACAACATATCTCATACTTTAACTTTAGACGGGACTTTAGCTAATGATGCTGTATTAGCTGACTTTACTGTAACATCTGATAAATGTCTTGTTACGTCTGTAGTTGTTGGTGTGTGTAGCCTTAAATGTCATGTAGATATACACACAGTAGCAGCGGGTTCTTTCAAAGTAAGTATAACGAACAAGTCTGGAGGTACCTTAGCTGATGATTCAACTATGGTAATAAACTATGTCATATTATAAACAAACACCTTTATTAATGTTTCCTAATGGAACAATAGCTAGAAGTAAAACAATGGTAGATGGTTGCGTAGTAGTAGAAGAGCCTGAACTAAAAGAAACTACAAATGTGGTAAACGTAATAGACCAAACTGAAGCAGTAAAAAATGGAAGTAAAAAATGAAAGATATGAAGGATAATAACGAATTAACGCTTGAAGTTGAGCTTATTAAGAAAGATGTGCACGACATTAAGCATAATCATCTAACTCATATTGAGACTGATTTGAGAGATGTAAAACGGGAAGTCTTTAAATTTAAATATATAATCTGGACAATCATTGTTATTTTTGTTCTGACTACAGATAAATTTACAGACATATTAAAACTTTTATAGGAGAAATGTTATGCCAGGTGGAAAAGTAGGAATGAAAACAATGCCAGGAAGCAAAGTTATTAAATCATATATGTATGGTGGAATGGTTAAAAAACCAAAGAAAAAGTTTGGTCATGGAGGCATGGTTAAAAAAGGAAAGTGTAAATAGACATGGTTCTTAAAAAATACCAAAGTAAAACTGGAGGGCTTAACGCAGCAGGTAGAGCTCACTTTAAACGTAAAGAGGGAGCTAACCTCAAACCTCCAGTAACTGGTAAAGCACCTAAAGGCTCTAAAGCGGCAGCAAGAAGAAAAAGTTTTTGTGCCAGAATGAGTGGTGTAAAAGGCCCAATGAAGGATAGTAAAGGAAGACCAACTAGAAAAGCCTTAGCTTTAAGGAAATGGAAATGTCGGAAGAAATAAAAGTAAAGCATTGTTTATGGGTATTCTTTTTTATTATATTAGTTTACGGAATAGCTGACGCATTAGGAGATGTAACAAGCTCAGGCAGCACTACTAATACCCAGAGTAATAATGCTGGGTCAAACACAGCAATAACGGGTGGATACGAATCCTCAACGACTTACCAATCTGGGTCGTCAAGTAATACAACTACCAATAACGAAACGAATAACTCTACAAATCAAAAGACTGCTGTAAATAGTGCTAATTCGCCTGGTATGAGCGTTTATGGGCAAGACAGCTGTGTTATACCTTTGGCAGCTGGAGTAACCGTAATAGGCTTCTCAGGCTCTTTTGGAAGCTATTACACAGACCCAAATTGTGAAAGGCGTAAATCTGTAGCTGTATTAGCCAAACTTGGCATGAAGGTTGCAGCAATATCACTTATGTGTCAAGACGTTCATGTGTGGCAAGCCATGATGGATGCGGGCACACCATGCCCAGTCGATGGCCTCATTGGAGAAAAAGCTAAAGAAAGATGGATGGAAAAACGCAAACAAGAATTAACAGGAGCTACTCAAACTAAACCGAGTATGACGTGGAATGATTAGAGCAATACTACTATCTTTTATATTAACCAGCTGTGCTACACACTCAGTAACACTAGGCCCAATGACAATTTATGGGAGTAACGAGCAAGAAATATACTTGCCTGAAAGACAATGAAATACTTAATCCCTTTATTCTTTCCGTTAATGGTTTTGGCAGACAGCCAAACAACTGGTAATTTAATTACTAATGGTAATTTTAATAACGGAACTACTGGGTGGACACTATCAGGTGACTCACAACGTATTGGTGATTGTTGCCCAGGTGGACATGATTTAGAGTTTGGAGATAGTGGGAGCATAGAACAATCTTTTGACTTACTCTCTAATACTATTACACAACCTATGCTTAACAATGGCATTACTCTTAACTCATCTGTTGAAGTACAGAATGGAGAATGTGGCGTGTCAGGTTGTTGGGGTGGGTCAGGCCCAGCTGATACCTTTACAATTAGGTTGCAGATTAGAGATATAAATGACAACGTGTTGTCAGTAACAACACAGGAGAGAACTAATGTTACGGGAATTAATGGAAAAGATTTTACAGATAGCGTTTCGTTTACTGGGACAGGGTCTAATGGGGGAAATATATTTATTAGTGGTAGTGACGGCAATAGTCCTGCTAATCTTGGGGGCCCTAATGTTGATAATATTTCTGTAACAATGACTTATGATGATGAGGTTTTATCAGCAATACAAACATCGCACATAACAACTACATTCCAAGAAATAGAAGAAACACTAACTAATGAAATAGAAACTGTAGAGTTTATACCAATAGAAGAATTTACTTTTGAGGTGTACGAAGAACCAGAATTAATTGTCCAAATGTTTGAAGAAATATTTGTTGAAGAGATTAAGAAAGAAGAGATAAACACAGGTATCATCAACATATTTTTTGAGCCTGTAGAAACAATAGAATTAACAGAACTCCCACCTATTGAGAGTTTTGAAGAAATACCTATGGAGGTAGCTTATGAAGAACCAACGACCATCGAATCGTTCACAACAGAAATCCAAGGCTTTGAAGAAAGAATTGAAACAACAGAAAGTTTTAACAACACGCCAACAGGCGAAGTTATCCAAGAGTTCTTTGCAGAAGAAATTAGTCAGCCCGAAGAAAGGTCGACCGTCATCGAAACCCCTAACTCTAGCGGAATCATTGAGCGAGAATCTGTATCTCAGGAAACAACAGGAGGAACAGAAGAAGAACCAAGAGTTAAAGAAACAGCAGGAACAAGAAATGAACCTGCACCAAGAGAAAGTGAAGAAAGAGTTTCTTCAGAGTCTAGAGAAGAGAGCACAGTTGCAGAAACTACACCTGAAGCTGTGGAACAAACTGAAAATAGTACTCCTGAGCCTGAAGGAGAAACTACAGTTGCTTCTGAGGAAGTAAATGAGACTATCGGAGAAGGAGAAACAACAGATAGTGAATCAGGAAATGGAGGAGTTGAAACAGTTGCTGAAAGAGAAGAAACCCTCGAAGGCCGAGATACGGAGGTGGAAGAAGGCAGGGATAGTGGAAACACTAGAGTCAATACTCAAACTATTTCGATAGAATCTATTGAAAGGAAGGTTAATGAAACTCTCAAACGAGTGGACCAAAGGCTTATTGCTACATCACTCATTGTAGCCAAGGCTATGGAAAGCCCACTTTCTATGGACAATTACGGACAAACCAATAATAATATATTTAATAACCAGCCTAATATTGTTGGAGGAGAATATTATGAAGAGAGAGAATATGTTGATACTAGAAATATATATGCTGAAAATCAAAACAACTATGGTGATATTGTGGCAAATTACCAAGAACAAATTCAACAAGCTACTGATGAAGTTATAAGAGCAGAAGAACATCTAAGGAGGATACGTGGATATTAAAGTAATAACAGGAGCTGTGGGTTTAGTGATTACTCTCGGTGGATTATTTGTTTACCAAGGGCAATTAATTCAAAGAGTTGAAGTATTAGAAGCTAAACAAACAGTAGATATAAAACCATTAACAGCAGATATTGCTATTAATAAAGCTGAGATTGCTGTGCTAAAAGCAAAAATAAGTGAAATGAAGTCAAGGTCTGACAACCCGTTGGGAGGTGGTTTATGATGGGAATACCAATGGAACTATTATCTATGCTCGCCAGCACGGTACTTGGGGGCATAATGTCTATTCAAGCCCAGAAAGGACAAGCTCAAGCAGAACGAGAAAAGATGTTGATGCAACGTGCAGAGTTTGCAGCAAAACAAACAGATAAAGCTAGAGCAGTCTCTGACCCCCACACGAAACACACGCGTCGTTGGATTGCCCTCATGTGCGTATTTAGTATCATTGTAGTGCCAATAGTGGCTCCTATTTTTACTGATGTAAACATTGCATATCAGATAGTAACTCAAGCTGATAGCGGTTGGTGGATATTTGGAGAGACTTACGAAACCTCATACTTTGAAGAGGGTAATACGATTTATATAACTAACCTACAATCCCATACAATATTCTCAATTATCGGGCTATATTTTGGAGGAAGTTTAACACGTAAGTAATTGATATGGCAGCATTTAAATTATCAAATTTTATCGGAGAAATATCTAAACAATCTTCTGAGTTAATACCTGCAGGTGCTGCACAAGAAGCACTTAATGTAAAGTTGTCATCAGGTGATTTAGTACCTTATAGAACCCCAGTTGTTGCAGATAATGTAGAAAGAACAGGTACTATAAAAACTTTACATGCATTAAAAAATCCTGATACAAACGCTTTAGTATGGCTTAGTTGGACTACAGATGTTGATATAGCAACGGCTTCAGACTCGTCTGATAATGAGCAAAGGTTTTATTTTACAGGAGATGGAGTACCAAAAGTTTCTAACTACGCTTTATCTACAACAGGTTCTGAACCATATCCAGCGTCAAGCGGATACTATGAATTAGGACTAGATATACCAACAACTGTTGCTACAGCTACAGCAACATCTTTTTCTGTAGTATCTGCTACGCATTATGAACGAGACTCTGGAAACACAGCAACTTTTTATGGTGGTACACATAACTTACGCACAGGCAACGTAGTAACTATTCGTGACTTTGGTACTTCAGATGAAGCTAAATCTTTTAATGCTACTAATGTGGAAGTAACGGTTATTAATGCTACTGATTTTCAATACTTTAGCCCTGGAGACCAAGTATCTAAAACAGCTAATACTACTGGTAGAGCAGATATGGCAGGTACTACACAACTTAGAACTTATGTATATACGTGGATTACACCATGGGGTGAAGAATCAATTCCTTCTCCAGCTTCAAACGAGGTATACATAAAAGAAGGACAAACAGTTACTATATCAAATTTACCTACCGCAAAACCTTCTGGAGACAATTTTGTAAGGGGTGTAAAGTTATACCGTAGTGTTTCATCTCCATCTGTATCTGATTATTTTTTATTAGATACTTTATGGTTTCCTACTTCTACAGTAAGTTTTTCTAGAGCTAGTAACGTAGCTACAGTAATACTTGCTCATCCACATAATATGCTTGTAGGAGATAGGTTTAAAATAAAAAGTTCTACTATAGACAGTGGTGGATTTAATGTTACGGACGGTATTGTTGTTAGTGTTGTTGACAGTTATTCATTTACTTACTCTGATTCTGGTAGTGATGTTACTACTACAGGAGATACAAATGGTGTTTTGTGCCACGATGTTGCTGAGTCTTTAGATGATACAGCTAGATACTGGGGAGACAGTAATCATAATTTTACTGATGACTTTGCAGTTTCAGGGTTAACTATTATATTAGGTTCTGAGTTTTATGATAAACCTAAATCTACTATGAAAGGTTTACACAGTATGAATAATAATATGCTTGTAGGTTTTTTTGATAACCAAGTATGTTTTTCTTTTCCTAATAAACCACATGCTTGGCCTGAAAAATTTAGATTAACTGTAGATGATAATATAGTAGCAATAAAAGTAATAGGAAGTTTTGTTATAGTTCTTACAGAAAATTACCCTCATAGAATCTCAGGTAAAAGTCCAGCGTCAATGTCATCATCACGTATTGATACTAAATTTCCTTGTTTATCAAAAGAATCAGTAGTGGTTGTAGGTGGAGGAGTAGTATGGGCATCTCATTTAGGATTAATTAGTTATAACCCATCAGCTGGTGTAAGTTTAATTTCTTCACAGATACACGATTGGGATACATGGGGAGATTATTTAGACCCTTCTACTCTTGTAGGGCACTACTATGACGGAAAGTATTTTGGGTCACACGATGCTGGGTCATTTATATTTGAGGCTAAAGAAACTCCTAACTTTGTTACTGTTAATTATAAGTTTACTGCCGCGTACACAGATAACTTAACAAATATAATGTACTATGTAGATAGTGGGTCTACAGATATATTACAGTGGGATGACAAAGCTCAAATACTAGCACCTATGGAATGGAAATCAAAAACTTTGGTTACTGAAGATTATTCTAATATGGGTGCTGCTAGAGTTGTAGCAGATTATACAGTAACTGATGCAGAGACTCTTATTAATACTAATTATAATAACTCTGTAGCTGTGTCTAATGCTGCTGTATGGTCTGAGTCTCAACAATTAGGTACTGTTAATGGTCCAACTGACTATACAGTTAATAGTGTAAGACAAGAAAACAGCGGCACATTAAATGCGTATCCTGTAAATGGAGATGGGCAAACTCAAAATTTAATAGAGGTAACAGGAACTTTACCCATAACGTTTAAGTTTTTTGCAGATAAAGCTCTTATATTTCAAGGCACTGTAACATCTAGTGATATATTTAGATTGCCTTCTGGGTATAGGTCAGATACATTTGAAGTAGCTGTGTCAGGTTCTGCTAGAGTTAGAGCAATACACATTGGTGAAACACCAATAGGATTAAAAAGCATATGAGTAATAGATTTACTGCAATACCAGAAGTTCCTATAGGCATTACAGATGCCCAAACTTTACTTATAGCAGCTGTAAAAGAAAATGTAGAACTTCTTACGGGGTTTAGAAATGAAGAAGATGGCTTAAGCAAATCAGTAACTAAAGGTGATATAACTGTACGTGAGGGTAAATTACAAGATATGAAACAACTATCGGCAAAAGGTAAAGGCTTTACCATAAGTGGCCAAGATGTTGTTAGTCTTGAGGATTATGGTAAACTATTAGCAGATGTACAAACGTTAGCTAATGATTTAGCTAATACAAGAGCTTTACTAAATGCTCTTATAAATCAGATTAAAGGGTGAATTATGACAGATAATATAAATCCAATGTTAGGAGCAACAGTAAGTATAAATGAAGATAATACTACTTCTTTAGATTTACCACCTCAAATACAAGCTATATTAAATATAGGCAGTGAACAACCTATGACCACCTCAGTTCCATCATATCAAGAAGGCGGAATAGTGCAAAGAGCTGGAGTACAACCCCTTCCTCAACAAACTAGATTTATGGATAGTAATAGAATGGACACAGAGATTAATCAAATGATATCTCAAAATCCTGAAGTAGCAGGAAGAATTAAAGCAGCTATAGAAGCAGGATTGCAATCAGGTGAGATAACTATGGAAGACCTAAATATGGCTATACAACTTGCTAAAACAGTTGTTCAAAATCCTAACTTATATCCACAGATTAGACAATTTGCTATCCAAAAAGGATTAGCTACGGAAGAAGAATTACCGTTAGATTATGACGAAGGTTTAGTCATTACCTTGTTAACGGCAGCTAAATCTTTATCTTTTAACATGCAACCAAGCAACCAACCTATGCAAGAAATGCAAGAAGGTGGTGTCTTAAAAGGTCCGTCCCATGCTGAAGGTGGTATACCCGTTAAAGTAGCAGGAGACCAAATTGCTGAAATGGAAGGTGGAGAATATGTTATACCTAAAAATGTTGTTAGAGCAAAAGGAACAGAATTTTTTGACAAAATGTTAGCTAATTACGAGGATAAAGAATAGTGTTAGAAGCAATAAACAGTACTACTAAAAAGTCTAATTACCAACCACAACTACTATCTACAAAAGAATTAGTAGATAAATATTGGGCTCAATGTGTTCCATTACTAGAAAAATGTGTTAATAAACAAATGCATGGAGAGATGGAAATAGACGATATTTATACTCGTGCTTTAAAAGGAGAGATGTATATTATTGTAGTTAAAAATGATGTACCAGAAGTGCCTGATGTAAAACTAGTATTAGTATTAGAACTTAACTATTATCCAAGATTTACAGCTATGAATGTAGTAGCTTTAGGAGGCACTGATTTAAAAAGTATGATAGACGAGTTTTGGCCATATGTTTGCGGATGGGCAAAGATATGCGGAGTTAAAAAAATTGAATGTTCTGTACCTTTAGCTATGGAAAGAATTTTAAAGAACGTTGGATTTAAGCAAAATTATATTCAGATGAGGCAAGAATTATGAACACTATAGCTATAAATCCTTTAGTTGTACAAGTTAAACAAACTGATTTAGAAATTATATCACCAATAAATCCCACAATGCACAAAGGTGGAATAGGAAAATTAGTATCTGTAGTTGCTATGGTAGCAATACCTTTTGCAGCTCCAGCTATTGCGTCTTCAGTAGGATTATCTTCAGCTATTGCTAAAGCTGTAGGAAGTAAAATTATAGGAACTGTAGTATCTTCAGCTATGGCAGGTGCAGCTCTAGGTGCTGTATCAGCAGCAGTAACAGGACAAGATGTGGGTAGAGGTGCATTATATGGTGGACTAGCTGGAGCTGTCGGCGGTTATACTTCAGGAACAGAAGCAACTGCTGCAACAACTCCAGGGTCAGAAGCTGGGCTTACATTAGCTGAAGGAACGGCTACAGAAACAGCAACTCCAGGACTTTTAAGAACAAGTGGGGAAGTAGTAGTAGAAGAAGGTCTTAAAGATGCTGCTGAGAAAAGTTTTATGGATATATTAAAAGACACTGGTTCTGCAGTACTTGAACGAGTTACTAACCCAGAAAGATTAGCAACTATAACTCTACAAGCAGCGATTGGCATAGGAGCTTCAATGGTTGCACCAGAAGCATTGCCTGCTTTAACTGAAGAAGAACTAGAAATAGTAGAGGCACGCAAAGCAGAAATGGAACAATTAAAAATAGCTGATAGAGCAAAATATGACCGACAAGTAATACTTGCTGAACAATTAATGGTTAATGCAGGTTATATTGACCCAGTTCAATTCGGATTAAATAGAGCAAATACAGCAAAAATTACAGGTGCTCGTGCGGTTAAACAATCATTTGAAGACGCAAACCTTGGGGGTAAAGAAATAACTCCTGGTGCTATGGCTCGTGCAAATTATGGTATATCAAGAGACGCAGGTTCTGAGTTTGCAGCTGGATTTGGTGAGGGTGTAGTACAAAAAGACCAAGCATTAAAAACTGCGTATGATGCCATGCCAAATTTTAGCACTAATTATTTAACACAATCTGCTGACTTATCAGATGATTTACGAGAAGCTGGAAAGTTAGGAATGCAAAGAGCAGACGCAAAGAGGAGTCAAATAGCTCAAAATTTAGCTGGTTTAGTTATGACACCAGTATCAGGTGAAAAAGGAGCTCAACCTCCAGGGACGTTTAATGATGGTAGAGCAGACGAGGATGAATTACAAAAAGCGATTGGTGGGGGCAACCAATCTTACGGAGCGGGGCTTATAGTATAATGTCTATTTTATCTGACGCTTTAGGATTTAATCCAGATGATGCAACAACAGGCATCAAAAAACAGTTAACAACTGAGCAAACAATAAGAGATGAACTTGCACGTTTGCAAATGCAAAACTTAGAAAGAAATAGAGGACCTGAGTTAGATATACCTGAAAAAACAAAACCTGGTTTAGATTTAAGAAGTAGTAAACTATCAGATTATAAAGTAAAACCCATTCCAAATTTACAAAGAGATAAATTAAAATTTGGCTTACAAAAAGAATATCCTATAAATCAGGTAGAATTTGATAAGTATGGAGCACCAGATGCAAGCGAAGGTGCATTAGGCATTAACACTCCAAGGCAACAAATAATTCAACAAAATATTAAAACTTTAAAAGATAGATTTAATAAGTCTCGTTCTATAGGAAGTCCTAATTTTACATTAGAGTATTCACCTGGTGGACGTGGATACGAAGCAATGAATAGTCCTGACAAAGCAGTAAGAGATGCATACACAGATAGTAGAGGACTACCTAGGATTCCAGATTCTGATGATGTGACTGCTATGCCTTATCGAAGAGATGTACGAGCAGATGGTACAAAAGCTGGTTCTATTGATGATTTAAATCCAGACGTGCAGGATGTAATAGTAGGTTTAAATTATAAAAATAACTATAGTAATCAAAAACCTACAGATACAGCTACAGATACAGATGAAAAAAGTATTCTTGATGAAATTCTTGAGTTTGAGCCAAAAGGTATAGAAGGAGCAAGAGGAAAACAAGATGTAGCTCAGACTAATACTGGAAATACAACACTAGGTAGCAAAAGTCCGTCAAGTTTTGTAGACACTACTTTAGACACTACTTTAGGAGAAAATAAAGAAAATGCTAAAAAAGAAACAGTTGCAGAAAAAGAGCTTGGCAAGAAAAAATTTGTTGACCCAACGGATGCTTATGTAAAAAGCCCTACTAAATTAGGTAAAGACGTAAGATTAGCTATTGAGAACAGAAACATTTTAGCAAAAAAAGCAGATAGAATAAGAAACAAAATAAACTATGAATCAAAACTATTAGATATTATTTTACAAAACGGTCGAATGGACCAGTACTATGCAAAAAGAGAAGAGCTTAAAAATTTAGAAAACAGTGTTTACGATGCAGAAGCTAAAGTAAAAGAAGCAGATGTGCAGTTATTACAAGCTTCAGTTCTACAAGCAGTTATGGATATAGGTGTAGGTCGTACAGAGAGAATGAGTGCACTGTGGTCTGACGCAACAGGTACAGATGTACGGGTAATTCCAAACTTAGATATAACAGGAACTTTTAGTTTAGAAATAAATGGCGTTATGGACCCTAGAGCTCAAAGCTTAAGTTCAAACCAAATGATTCAACTGTTTAGAAATGTTGCTGACCCAGCGTATCGAAATAAACAAATAAGTATTAGAGCAGAGTTACATATGAAAACACAGCAAACAAAAATAGAAACAGATGCTGCTATTAGAAAACTAACTGTTGAGAACGTATTTAAATATAAAATAGAAGAAATGAAAATTTTACAAAGTTACCTTACTGATACTTCTAAAGTTACCTGGGACCCATTTGGTAGGACTGCTGTATTTACTCGAGCTGGAAAAGTTTACACCGTACAAAATGAAACAACAACAGACATTAATGGAATAGAAAGCACTGGAATGACAGTAAGGGATGCTCAAACAGGCCAGTTAGTTACAGAATCTAACGCTGATGTTTACAAAAATGCTGCCAAAGTAGAAGAATAGAGGTTAAAATAATGGTTGATAAAGTTGGGTTAGATACATCGAGTAATCCATTTAGCTCTAATATACCAGAAGACCCTAATGCTAATCCATTTTCTCCATATCCTTTAGATTCATCTAGCACCCCTGATGCATTTCAATCTGCACTTGCTATTGCAGAACAGCTAGGAGATTATTCAACAGCTGTAGATGAAGACATACCAACAGGACCTTCAGTTTTATTTAGCCCGTCAACTAACAAAGTTTTTGTTAATGGTGCTATGTTTGATAAAGATGACGCAACCTCAGCTTTAGAAGCAGAAAAATTTTTAGATAGACCAAGAGCTAAGACACCAAAAGAAGTACCAGACTGGCAACGAGTTACTCCTGAAGCTTATGGTAAATACATGAAAAACATAAAAGACCCTAGTCTTGGAACCTTATTTGGTGAAAATTTTGACATAGGTGTAAGTAACTTAAAACTATTAACTGGTAGAGGGTTACAGTTTTATGGTAAAGAAGAGACGGGTCAAGAGTGGGTCGACGAAGCAGTTAAAGAATTATACTACAACCAGCCATTCCAAAGAGAAATGTTAAATGAAGAAGGAGAGTATTTCCAAGACGGATTTGTAGATTGGTTTGTAGCTAACCTAGGCCAACAAGGACCTATGATATTAGAATCTATGGCTGTAGCTGCAGCAGGTGCAGGAATAGGTGCAGCAGCAGGTGCAAATCCACTGTCTGTAGTTGGTGGAGCTGTGACTGCATTACTACAAAAAGAAGCTTTTAAAAAAGGTGTAATGCAAGCATCTAAAAAATACTTAGCAGGTAAAAAAGTTACGCCAGCTGAGAAAAAATTATTACAAGAAGTGTCAGGCATAGGTGCAGCCTTAGCAATTAGAAACCCAAAAGCTTTTTATGTAACTTCAGGTGGTGTTGCTTTAACTGGAAAAGAACTTGCAAAAAGAGAAAGCAAAGAAGTACTTGAAGATATGGCATTAGCAGGTGCTAGAAAAGCAAAAGCTGTAGCTCAAAAGAAAAGTGTAATAGATTCTGCAGTTGGTTTATCTCTTATTGGTTCTCAACAATTAGGTCAAGCAGATATATACGGTGAGATACGAGACACAGGAGTAGGCGATAGAATGGATGCGTTTTTAGGTTCTTTTCCTTACGCAATTTCTGAAGTCATTCCTGAGTTTTTCTTAGCAAGTAAAATATTTGGTTTACCAATGAAAGGAATGAAAGTAAAACAACCTAAATTAGCAAGAAGAGTATTAGGAGGATTTGTAGGTGGTGGTGCACTTGAAGGTGCCACTGAGTTAGCACAAGAAGGTCTACTATTAAATGCAACAAACCAATTAGGTGACGCTGAAACTGGACGTAGATTAATAAATGGATTTGCAGCAGGGTTCTTTATTGGTGGTCCATTAGGTGGAGTAGCTAGTATTAAATCTAATGCTCCTACAAATATATTAAACCCTAATCAAAACCCAGATTTACAACCTATACCACCAACCGTGGGGCCTTCTAAACCTCCAAGTGATAGCACACCAACTGCTAGAACTATGAGCGGAGCTGAAGTTGCACCTGAAGTTACACCTGAAGTTACACCCGAAGTTACACCCGAAGTAGATGAAGCAGCTGTACAAAACGCATTACAAAAAATTTTAGAAACAAGAAGAAAAAAAGTTGCAGAAGAAACCGCAAAGCCAGTAGTACGTTCTAGAGATTTAAGAAGAGGGACACAACCAGTAGTAACAGACTCAGTAGAAACAGACTCAGTAGTAACAGCTCCTGCTTTAGGTTATGCTGCAGGGCAGACTATTCAATACTATGAAACAGATGGCTCAATAAATACAGCAGAAATTAAAGCAGTAAGTGAGACTGGAGCTACTTTAAAAGTTGTAAAAAAAGGTAAGAAAAAAGAAGAAGTATTAACAGTAGAAGATGCAGAAGCAAACCCTAAAGATGTTAACTTTATTTTAAGAAGTCCTGGTTTCAATATTCAAGGTAAAAAAGCTAATGAACTTAATTTAGAAGAAACAAAAAATGCTTTAACCAAACTTAGAGATTTTTATAAAACACCACGAGCGGAATCACTAAAACAAAACTTACAGCGTGATATAACAGCTTTAAGAAATAGATTTGAAATATTAAAAGCTGAACAGAAAGCAGAAGATAAACGAATTGCTGATGCAACTGAACAAAAAAAGAAAAATGAAAACGCACTTAAAAAAATAATTGATGATAAAAATAAAGAACAAGAACAAGCAGATAACAATAATCTTAATAACAATGTTAACAATATAACTTACAAAATTAAATCAACTAAAACAATTACAGGTCTTGAAGGAGCTAAAGGTAAAGCTTTAAGTGCACTAAGTCTTAACGAATTAAAATCAGCACAAGCTAAGATTAACAAATGGCTTGATACTAAAGGAAAAGTAGTAAGTAATGCACAGACAAATAGTGTGCTCAATGATTTAATTGCTATAGAAAATGCTATAAAAAATTCTGCCCAAGTTACACCAGTAGCTGAAACAAAAGTAGAAGATAAACCAAAAGTAGATGAAACAAAAGTAGAAGATAAACCAAAAGTAGATGAAACAAAAGTAGAAGATAAACCAAAAGTAGATGAAACAAAAGAAGATAAAGATGTTGATAAATTAAGAAAAGAACAACAAGCAATTTTTGACAAAGCTAAAGAAGAACAAGAAGGAGGTACACAAGATGCCAATAAAATCAAAAGCCCAGCTAAAGTGGCTGAAAGCAAACAAACCAGAGATAGCGAATCTGTTACTGAAGGAGACCCCCAAGGGGACGCGACTACCACAGAGGATAGGGTCGAAGAGCCTGTCGGAAAAACGCAAGCGACAGAAGAAGTATTACAAGACAGCGAAAACCAAGACACCACTGGGGAAGTTCGAAGGAAAATTAGCAGTCAACAAATTAATCAATCAGCCAATCAAGAGGGGCAAGATAGTGTAGATACTGGGTTTGCAAACGTTACACAAGCTTGGAATAAATTATTTTTATACCCACAAGTTGAATTTAGTATGTTGCCACCACAGCAAAAAGAAGAGTTTACACAGTTATATAACGCAGGTCTTTTAGGTAGTAAGAAAAAAAGAAACCCTTATCAAATAGCAGAACAAATATATCTAAACGCTAAAGATACTATGCTAGAAATGGATAGAAAAGATAGTGCATTTGGTCCAACTGCTTTATTTGATATCTCTAAACAAATATTAGAAGAAGATGTAGGAGCTATGAATACTAACGAGCGAACTACAGAAGCAATAGAAGACATTATAATGCTTGCTTATTTTGATGGAACAAAAGATGTTAACAAAGCAGCAGCTACATACTTGTCTGTATCTACTGGTAAATTTAGTGATGCCCAACAAGATTTAATAAACGATAAATTTATAGAAAGCATAATAGCGTATGGACTAGAAGGTAAAACTCTTGAGTCTGCTAATACAAATCAACCAGAAGGTACTCCACAAAGAGAAAAAAGATGGGTGTCTTTTGCTGAGGAGCAAGGTTTGTTTGAAGCTTTAGTAAATAAAGGAGTAAACATAATTAATTTACCTGAAAGGTTATCTCAATACGGAGCTATTGACCCAAGCTTACCTGATGAAACAGGTGGAGATAGACTACGTACTAGGCTACCGAATATTAATAAAGATATAACTCCAGAAGAAAAATTTGAAAACATTCTAAATAAAATTAAAAAAGGATACTCTAACGGTAAAACTTTAAATAGTGGAAAAATTAAAGAGCTTATAGAATTACGCGATATAGTTGATATAAATTATGAACTAGACAGAGATAGAGGTAACGGAACAAACGAACAAATTAAAGACTACTTTAAGAATGACGGCACAGGAGATTTAAAATACATTAGAACTATAGAAGGTTTTGTACGTCCTGTTACAGTAGAACAAACTGAAGCAGATAAAAAAATCCAACAAGATAGAATTAGAGATAACAAAGCTGCAAAATTAAAAGCAGGTAAAATTAAGTCCCAAACTACACCAAGTCCTAACCATTTATTAGACGATAATCCAAAAGGAAGACTAAAAAGATTTGACACTGATAAAGAAATAGGAGCCCCTATACCGCAGGGTAAGATTAAACTAATTGTAAACCAACTTCTAAAAAAACTTAAAGTAAAACCTACAGTTACCATAGTTAAAAATGTTCAGGATTTAAAAGACAATAATCCTAAGCTATATAAACTAGCTAATGAAGGAAGACCTGACGGAGATTTTGATACAACTCCTGCTATAGGGTATTCAATAGGAGACCAGATTATTATATTTAGTGACTATGCTATGACTGAAGATTCAGTTAAGTTTGTAATTGGTCACGAAACTTTAGGTCACTTTGGCTTCTCAGCATTTATGCCTAGGGCTAGATTAAACGCTATTTTAAGAGCAGCTTATAAAGAAGACCCAAACATAAAACTACAAGCAGATATGAACATGGTAAGTGGTATGGAGTTTCATGAAGCTATAGAAGAAGTACTAGCCGACCATGCAGTTCATGCAGCAGAAATTGGAACTATAAGAAAAATTTGGGATGGAGTAGGAAGTTTTCTGGGAAGAATATTTAAAGCTGGTTCTATGGAAGGAATGGAAGAGTATCTAATAAAACAATCACGTAGAAATATATCTAGAGGAAACTTTGGTGTAGTGTCAGTTCCTCAGATACAAGCAAATTTATTAGAGTTAAATGATTATGGTGCTAGAGGACGTTATTACGCAGCTCAAAATTCAACTAACTTAATGACTAAACTTCATGCTAGTTTATCTCAAACATACAATAGAATTACTAATGCGGATTCAGACGCTGTAAAAAAAGTTCAAGACTATGTAGATAAAGCTACTAAAAAAATTAAAGGGTTAAAAAAATCGGAAAGAAATCCACGAGGATTTACAAAAATAGTTCAAGAAATGCTTCAATCATTAGATAACAAAGCTACTCGTAGTGAAGGACTATCACATATATTTAGAATATTCCAAGACCAAACTGGTAGAGTAAGAAGATTACAACAAGAGTATGCTGAGTTAACAAAATTTACTCATGGTTCTGGTATTTTGGCTACTGGTGCAACTGAGCAAGAACGACAACAAGCAGGTGAGTTATTAGCTTATGGTGCTATATATAAACTTAGACAACTAGACGCTGCTAAGATTAGAGATGCAAAAGATTTAACTGCGTATAATGGAGAGGGCGAGCTTATAATTAATCCTAATGCATTAGCAGAACTTGCACAAGTTGGTATAGTATCACGAGAACAATTTATGGAAGGATTACCTGTAGAGTTAGAAGGAGACTTAGGAGTCCCAGGTGGCTTATACAAACCAGGTTTTACTATTACTGATAACGTGTATAAAGTATATATGGAACAACGTAATGCTGTTAACCAAGCGGCTGTAGATGTGCTAGAAGCAAACTTACAAGCAACAGTACAACAACGAAAAGATACTATAGAAAATTTTAAAACTTTTGCTGGCGTAGATAATCAGTTACCTACAGATTTAGATATACAAACCATTAAAGATATTATGGAAGAGTATAAAAAAATATACTTAGAGGACGCAGTAGAAACTGATAGTGGTATAGAGTACCCAAATTCTGATAGAGCTGCAGCATTTATAGCACAAATTAACCGTGCTTTACATAAAGATTTAAAAGTAGCTGATTGGAAAGCAGGTAGAGATGTAACAAATGAAACACAACAATTTAAAAACATAGAAAATTTAGACAGTATAGTTCAAGGATTAGAAAGATTAAATAAATTGTACAACAATTCCGACACAGGTAACACAAACAGTCTTACTAAGACTGCGTATAAAATAACTGACGGCATACAAGATATGTTTGATTTAGATATAAGAAATCAAAATGCAGAAGCAAACGCTAAACGTACAATAATGGGTGCTTATGTACCTTTTAATAGAGAAGGAGCATATCAAGTACAAATCAATGCTTATGATAGAACTGGTAATCGAGTTGAAATACCTGCACACTTTAAGACCTCACTACCGTATTACCAAGTCGATAGCTTTAAAAATGCAGATGAAATAAGAGATAGATTAGAAGAACAATTTGGTAACTTACAATCGTTTAAGCTTGATGATGGAACAGGAGTAATGCAAGAAGTAACTCTTAGAGCTGAGTCATCTATTGCTCCAAACATAGCCCCTCTTACTGCGAATCAAATTAGTTTAAACGAAGTAGATAATGTTTTAAAAAGATTGGGTATTCCTATAGCACCAGCGGGTAGAAAAAAACTTGTGTTAGCTCTTGCAGACCAAGGCAAGAAAGCTAGAAGTTATTTAGAGAGAGCTAACGTAGAAGGTTGGGATACTGATGTTATTAGAAAAATATCTCAACATTTAGAAACTGAAACACATAGAGCAGGTAAAGCTTTCTATATGTATAAAATTGATTCTGTTATGTTAGACACTAAAATGTGGAGAGGCGATGATAGAAAATTAAAACAGTTGCATGACAAAATGGAACTTGCTGAAAAACAAGGGAACATAAATAGATTACTTGAAGCACAAAGTTTATACGACAGGTATGCATATAAATATCTTCATATGAGAGATAAAGCACCTAATAATACTGTTCGTATATATAAAGGAAAAGGATTTAATAGAAAGTCTGAGTTAAAACAAACATTAGGTATAGGTGAAGTTTATAGAACAGACGCAGCTGAATTACAACAATTTTACGCAGACGCTGCAAACATAGACGTATCTACAGAAGATGCTCTTTCAGGTGAAGTAGGTACTGTTTTAAAACTAGCAACTGTTACAACGCAGTTAGGTGGGTCATTTGCTACAGGGATAATAAATATGGTATCTATGATAACACATAGTATACCTTACTTAGCAACTTACAATTCAAAAAGTGGTTTTGGCGGTGGCTTTGGTTTAGTAAATGCAGCAAAAGAAATGACAACAGCTGTAGCTAACATGAGTGATTTAACACAACAAGTAAGGTCTTCAGTAAGAACTGAAAAAACTGCATTATCTAATATTGATTATGTGCGAAAAGTTAAAGCTAGCAAAGCACTGCAGAAAAAACATAACATAACTCAGGATGAAGCAGATGCTTTAGAAGTAGTTACAGCACAAGGAGTTTTACAAGCAGCTCAATTTAATGCATTAGTAGGTTCTGCTAGAGGCGGATTACAAGGCAGGCCAAAAATAGCAGCAGGAATTAGAACTTGGATGTCTATATTTTCTTATACAGAACAACTTAATAGAAGAGCTACATTCTTAGCAGCTTATAGATTACAAAAAAGAAAGCTATTAGATGCAGGACAAAGTCTAGAAGATGCTAGACAAAATTCAATACTATTTGCTACTGATGCGGTAAATAAATCGCAAGGTGAATATGGAATGTATAACAGACCATCAATGGCTCGTGGTAATTGGGCTCAATACATCTTTATGTATAAACAATTTGTAATTATTACTATACAACTTATGGCAAACTTAGCTCCTAAAGAACGAATAGCTATGATAGGACTACTAATTTTATTTACTGGAATGAAAGGTATACCATTCTCTGAAGACTTTGGAGATTTAATAGATACATTACTTCAAAAATTTGAGATTAAAATACAACCTATAGAAAAAGAAATAGATGATATAGCAGAAAGTTTAGGCATATCCCCTATAATTGTACAAAGAGGTATTCTAGATTACTATACTTCAGGAACAGTATCTACACGATTAGGCTTTAGTGATTTAATACCACTAACAGGGTCTTTAAAAGCAGGAGCAAATTACCAACGTGAAATAGAAAACTTTTTTGGGCCTGTGTATTCAGCTGTATCAGGTATATATGGACTTATAACAGGAACAATAAGACAAATTCCTGAAGCAGCAGGTCTGCTAACAGACACAAGCTTTGAAAAAGTTGTTAGAAAAGCACCTTTAAGTGGACTCAAAGGTTTAATAGAAGCAGGTATTTTTTATAAGGATGGTAAGATTACTAACTCTGACGGAAAAATTATAAGCTATGATGTAACTACTTCAGACATAATTATGAGAGCATTAAATTTTTACCCAGCTAAAGCTACATATAGTTACGATATTATAAGGATGGTAAAACAAAGAGATGCTTATAGAAAAGAACTTTCTACAAGATATGTAAACCAAATGGTAAGAGCCCAAATAGACAATGATACTGAAGAAATGAATAGAATAATAAGAAATGTACAGGAGTTTAATGACAATGCTGAAGGCACAGGGCTTGAGATTTTAAACTTTGGTACTAAAGTTAGAAGAGCATTCCAAGCATTTACTCGACCTGTTAGCGAAGAATTTTTAAGATATTCAGCAAAACAAGATAAATTAGAAATAATGCGTCTAATGGAAGCTTACGGTTTAGACAGTGATGACTTAGAGTAGTTAATTTCCCGTAGGGTAAGGCTTACCAGCCTGTGAGAAACGGCCTTCTCGAGCCTCTCAGACCCCTTCTTTTTTATCAATCACCTGTAATTGTCCGTATGATAGGTCATCTGCCTCCATATCGGCGTTTTCTAGTAGGCTCTGAAATCTAGGATGAGTAAGGTTAAATCCAATAACATAAGTCTGTGCTAACTTCACAGGAGTATCTTTACCAAGTGACGCTTTCTCTGACTTAGGAGTAGCAACCACATTCTCATCAACAAGTTCCTGTTTGAATGTCTTGTAGTCAGCACCACGCACGGACAACCACTTTCTAAAATGAGTTCGGTCAACCATCATAGTCCCTTTATCAAACGGCTCTAATGCAGACTTGCGATATACATCTAATCTTATTCTTATATCTCCTCTTGGTATTCTAGAGAAGTCAGGTAATGATTTCTGACCTATGGTATGCATAACAGTAACAGATGTATCAGCTGAATCAGCCATGTATTCTGCTACTAAATCAAATGCGTCTACTTGATTCTCTTGTACTGACCTACGGATAGCTCCTATCTGTGCAAGTACCCATTCAGTAGACTGCTCGTACTCAAAGTTTATCAATCCCCACTCTTTAGCTAGGCTCATAGATAAGTCAGCAAGTATAATAGATTGCTCCCAGTATCTTTCTTCCCCACTAAACTTGGCTTTATATTTCTTATGGAAGTTATCTGTAGCCTCTGCTATAGCGGATTGGATTCCTTCTTCTCCCATCTCAAGTAATTTTTTAATAAATACTTTGCCAGCTTCACCATAATTAGAATGGATTGCGTCATAAATCTTTTTACCTACATTAGTATCTCTAGTAAATACAGGCGTTGATGGGACTGTTACCTCTAATAGTCTAGCCATCTGTGCGTCTGTGTCCAGACCAGATGCAATTAGCTTACTTTGTAGCGACTTGTTGGTGGATACTATAACAGGTGTAGCCCATGTCTTAGCGTCACGCTCTTCTGAGTTTCTATTAAGTCTTGCTTTGTCACGTCCCTGTGACACCCAGTAGCAAAAATCTCCGACTTCTTTATCGTTCATCATGGTTACTTCGTCTATGGTTAGCGGCAAGTTAGCGTATGTACCAAGACGTGAGAACAAACTGTTCTGTGTGTACTTAGCTGCAAAGTGTAGCTTATCAGGATTACCATATATAGATTGAGCCCAATATTGAGATAGTGTTTTACCACCACCCGTTGGCCCATACAGTGATACTGTTAGTCCTTTAAGTCCAGTAAAGTTGTACAGAGGTGCTGAAAATCCTACACCTAATACAAACATATGTGACTTAAGATTAGCTTTCTCTAATATAGATGTAAGATTAACCCATTGTTGTAACGAGCCTTTAGTACTAAACATATCTGTACTGCTTTTAGATACTACAGAAGCTAAGTTAATCTTCTCCTCTGTAACTGACCCATCTTCTTTACGTCTTAGTATGGTATTACCTAAGACAAATGATTGGTTACGTTCTTTCCAACCCATAGTAGAATACAAGTTAGTCATTGTACGAATCTGTCTCAATTCATCCATGTAAGTTCTTAACATAAGCTGAAAGTACTCCGTTTGTTTCTTATTGTACAACACAATACCTTGGTCTGCTATAGCACTAGGAAACTCACGGTTTCCATCAGTGAGATGAGCTTGCCTTAGTACAAGTTCTTGCCACCCCATATGAGGTCTGTTCCAATGATACCTTACTGTCTCGTATCCTAATGATTCATCATGCCCATACGCTACAGGATATATGTCAAACTTGCATACGTCTATATCTGTATCATCTATGGTTAACTTAATACCTTCTTTAGTTCTTTTAAATGGTTTAGGCATAGGCACTGAGTTAGCTATCTTATCAGGAGCTTCTTTAACTACAGGGGCTTCTTGGTATTGTACTCCTAGCCTAGCTGGTGAGCCTATTTTACCCTTGTATTTACACCCCTTACACCCACTAGGTCTATCTGTTTCAAACTTAGAACAAGTGGCTGGGCCTGAAGCAGACTCTCTCCACTGAACAAGTTTATTTATGGTAGCTTTCTTGTCGTATCTACTATGCCCTTTAGACCACTGTATTGCTGTGTTTTCGGGGTTAATACAAAAAGCGGCTACTCCTATCATGCTGTACCATAATGGCTCGTCTACTTGGTCTTGATTAGCTATAGCCCACTCTATCTGTTTACATTTAGTAGCAACAACAGAGCCAACAGCTGGTTGGTATTCCTGATTACTAGCTAAATTAGATAACAACGAGTTGTCCTGTGGTGAGCTATCATCTGCACTTACGTCTCGTCGATAGTAATATGACAGGCACTCTTGTATCACCATGTTGTCAATAGGTTTAGAAGGTACTAACAGTTTAACCTCGTTCCCATTCTTCGGATTGTGTGTGCCTATAGGTCTTAACACCAACGCACTGTTTGCTGTAAGTCCAGCGTCTATCTTAAATTCTTTATCTATACATGCCTGTTTCATAGCTTCAGCTAGGGGTCTCCAATCTTCAGGAGATAATTCTTTTTCTAGTAGCCAGTACACATGCAGTCCATTACCTGAATGTACTATCATAGGCTTAGGCAGTTTCATCTCATCTACAAATTTACCTAATGCTGATAGTCCTTCTTTCCAAGATGGGTAGGGTTTAGTAGGGCCACAATCTACATCTATAGCTATAACTTTAGTAGCCCGCACGTTGTCTTGCTTTCTATTCCCCTTTTGTTTAAATGCTGATATAGCAAAATAAGTATTGTTGTTAGTCTTATCTAACCGTTCACATACTGTAGCCAGCTCGTCTACCGTTTTAAAAAATCCCTGTTTTCTGCCATCAGTATTAATAACTGTAGTGACGTAAAATCCTTCTGTCGGTAAAACTTGCTGGAAAAATTCCAACATATTCATTTGATTACCTTTCTTATTAAGGTGACTAGGAAAACTTCAAACCACAAAGCAAAAACTAGCCACCCGTATTATTTATACTATTCCTTTTTATTTAAAAGCTCAAGAAGCTCTTTGAATCTATCCTTCTGTTCTAAGGCAATAATGTTAGGCTGAGGCCATCCATTCTCCATAGCTTTTAGTAAGATTCTTAAGGTACCTATTACTCTATCATGATTTTTTTTACGGACAGGTTTTCCTTTGACCCATCCGTAATATGTCATGCGAGATATACTTAACAACTCAGCCATATTACTTGTTGTAAGTAACATATGCTTTCTTAGAGCTTCAACTTTTTTAAAGTCTAGTGGAGCTCTGTTAGTCATCAGTTTCCCCTATTAAGTTAGCTATCTCATCTGCTAAACTACTGCCCTCTGTAGCTACTGCAACTTTTGCAGGCTCTTCAACTGGTGCTGGTTTAGCTTTAGCTTTAGCTTTTGGTTTAGCTTTAACAGGTGCTGGTGCAACTGCTGCATTGCCAGCGGGAACGTCAACACTTATGTCAACTTGTTCCTGTGTGTCTGTCGATTCATCAGAAGAGAAAGTAAAGCCTTCTTCTTCACCAAAGCCAAAGTTTCCACCTGCACTGCCTTCAACATATTCAATAAGCTGAACAGCTCCAAGTCTTATAGTTACACCGCAACCAATAGCTGAGTTATAAAACGATAGTACACCACCAACTTTAATTACTGACCCACCATATATATTGTGGTCAACCATCAAGTTATTCTTTGAGTCCACTACAGACGGTTTGTATTTAGACTTAAACTTAATGATAACATTACCTGTCTCACTTCCGTCCTCATCTACTTCATTACTATAAGGTAATGGAGCTTGTTTAATTTTTTCATTTGGTTTTTTATTTTTTACAGCTTTAATGCCTTCAAGCAACACAGCATTAATCTGCTCAATTATAGGTTGAGCTTCCTCAGAAGGTATAGATAAATTAACTTTATACTTACCATCAGAGTATTCCCTTCCTTCGTCAGGCTTACTAATGTATGGATAGTGTGCTATACCTTTTGGTGTTAATATTTTTGTAGTCATAGTTATTCCTCCGACTCATTGTTAATTGTAAATCCTACTTCCTCAGTAAATCCGTATTCTTCTGCGGGAGTAGTCTTTGGTTTATTTGTCACAGCAAGTTGACCTGTCACCATCTGTACGATTTCGGTTCCCATAACCGAATCGACATGAGCTTGAACATCTCTTGGAACTAGACCACCAAACTTAAACTCAAGTTTAGGGAAGTCTACTTCTCTATCAAAACACAATGTTGTCTTACTAATCTCAGGTGCAATACCTCTCATAGATAGTGTCTTTTGATATGCATTCAAACTCTTCAATGATGAAGGAGTCACTTGCAATAGATAAATTTCTTCATAGGGTTTATCTGCAAAGATAACAGCAAGTCTTTTAATATCAGAACATGCTTTAACTTTGTGCCCTTGTGGTGTAACTCTAGACCCCCATGAATTTTGAGGGCACAATGCACACACGTCACACTGAAGTGAGGCACTGTTTATATTAGGTGTTACACCATCTAACGAATAGCAATCAGGTGTATGTGATTCTCTATCAGAAGAAAACTCTCCCTCATAATATTGTTTAGCCAAAGCAGGGTTAGCCCCTACTATTATCACGTCTAAACTTGTTTCATCAAGTGTTTCTATTTTATCCTGAGACACAATGTGAAACCTAGAATCTCTGATTGATAGTCTTGAGCTAATCATTTAGTCTTCCGCCTTTATAGATGGTTTTCTAATGTTGACATCAATACGTGTGCCGTAGTTGACACCTGATGGTACAGACTTATTAGCCTCAATGTACCCACGTACTGCTGTTTTACTAACTCGTTTCTCAAGCAAGTCATATGCGTCATTGTCTTTTATAAAACCTAGTGTTGCGTCCCAATCTTCTACTCTTGCAAAGTCAGTAGTCGTTAAGAATGCTGTACCATTAGCTGTCTTAAAAGAATCAACGCCGTCTTTATCTGCTTTTTCTTTTAGCCATGCCTCTAACTTAGCCATTTGTTCTTTCATGTCACTAACTCTTGCTTTAGTTTCTGACTCAAGAGCCTCTTTTTTATTTCTAAAGTCTATGTATTTAGCTATAACTTTATCTACAGTTATTGTCATTCGTTTGTTCCCTCCTTAATAAGGTCTAATAATAGACCCTGTAGTTTCTGTTTATTCTTTAGCCGTTCAAACATTTTATGTTCAAGGTCAGTTGCCTCTATATGTATAATGTTTGATACATGCTTTTTGCCTATCCTTTCTATCCTTCCATTTGCCTGAACGTATTGCTCGTTGCTTGTCACTGGGCCGTACCATATGATAGTGCTCGCAGAAGTTAGTGTCAGACCATGAGCCATAGTTGCAGGGTGTGCTACTAAGACGTGTGGGTCTTTTGTATGTTGGAAGTTATGGAATATAGTATTTCTTTTACTCGCAGAAACTTCTCCATTAACTACACCAACACTCCATTGTTTAGAGAGTACTTTCTCTAACATTTTTAATGTTCCAGTTAATGGAACAAATACTATTACTTTACCACCTACTTCTTCTATAACCTCTTTAACTAAGTTAACTCTAGGTGAACAATCTAATTCTATGTGCTGACTGTCGTCTCCATATACAACACCACAACTAATCTGTACAAGTTTTTGTAATTTAACTGCCTCGTTAACAGCTGTTATCGTACCTTCTTGTGCCAACTCAGTGACGTAATGCTTTAACATTTTATCGTGGTGGTCTTTCTGCTCTGCAGTAAGGGGTATTTTTCTAGTCTGAAATACAGTATCAGGTAGGTCAAGACACTCATCTCTACTATATCTAACTGCAGGATACAGTACATGCTTAACAATCTCTATAGACTCAGGTCTTGGCACCCATTTCCATTGTCCAATCTTTAGCATAACTGCCTCTCTAAATGCTGTATAAGTTTTGCTAACATAAGGACTTTCTACTAACTTAGCTAATGCCCACGCGTCTGTTGGGTCATTAGGTGTGGGTGTGCCTGTCATCATCCATAGTTTAGTATCAGGATATTTACTTAAATATTTTCTAACTACTCTAAACCTATTGGTAGATGGATTACGTAAGACAGCAGCCTCATCAATTATGACTAAATCAAACATACCTTTAATCTCTTCAGATATAATAGAGAAACCATCATGGTTTATAATAAAAAAATCAGCATTAGTTTTTAATAGCTTTAACCTTCTGCTACTTGTACCATGTAATGTTACAGCCTGTCTGTGTGGAAACCCCATAAATATACTATCCCCCCACACTCTTTCAAGAGTAGATAGTGGAGATATAATTAAAACTTTTTTGATACAACCTATTGACATGAGATAGTCACATGCCCATAGAGCTGATTGTGTTTTACCAGTACCTATCTCATTAAGCACTAATGCCTTGTTATGCATAGTAAGAAAAGCTGATGTCATCTTCTGATGTTCGTAAGGTGTAAACCCCCCACACCAATCGTAATAATGAAGTATCGGTGATGGCACTTTGATACCCAACATCCGTAGCTTACGCGAAGCGGGTATGGTATGTGGCGTGACAACGAGTTGTTGGTTGTTAAACGTTAGTCGCCTGGCCTCTGGTATAACGTCTAACACTTTGTTTGGATTATTTAAATTCAATGCTATTGCTTTTGCTTGTTCTACTACTATCACTTAATTCTCTCTATATATAATTTGACATGATTAATTGTTTCGTTATCATACACTACAAAACAAACCCCTCCAGCGAGTTCTATTTGTTCCATGCATTGAAGTTGTAAGGCAGTGGGTTTCTTATTCCTGTCTGCCTTACACTCTACTCCTATGAAATGTCCATTTACACAGAGTATCTTGTCAGGTATACCAGCCCTACCAAATGCCCCAGCTTGTGGGTTGTAGTACCATACCTGTTTACCATAAGACTTTAACATCTTGTCAAGTTTTACTTTAATTTTTCCTTCGGGTGTTGTAACCATTATATGATTATACTTAAGCATACAGTACTGTCAAGTATTATATCTTTGCATATTCACATATATTTTTAGCAGGACACCATGGACATAGTCCGCTAGGTCTTGCAGGGAAGTTACCTGTCTTATAAGATTGATTGATTCTTTCTATACGAGCCAATAAGTCTGCCCACATTAGACTCGTACGATTAGAAGTGTAGGTCTCGGTGTCAGTCTTCCCCTCTTTTAACCATACGAAAGTAGACTTAACCTTTTTAATATTAGGATAGTGTTTAAATACTTGTAGTGCAAACAGTTCTAGTTGCATAAAATCAGGTCGTCTCTTACCTGTTTTCCAATCTATTACTATAGCTGTATCTTTTTTAATAATTAGCACATCTAGGATGGAACGCAACCATGCGTCTTTGTCCCACCAACCTGTTGGTGTAAGGTTTTCATTAAGGCATAGCTGTTGTTCTGCAAGAAGTGTTGCGTGTTGGGTAAGTTCTTGTAAAGTTGTACAAACTTGTTCGTGTTTGCTTGACTCTTGTGGCAGGGGGTACCCGCGAAGTAATCTGTTTTCTAAATCAGCATGTACTCGTTCGCCAAATTTAGTTGCCTCACTACCTGTATCAACAACCTCTTTGGTAATCCTTTGATACTCGTATCGTTTCGGACAGTTCTCGTACATCTTTATAGAAGAATAACTGTGTGTTAGTTTATTACCCACCTAATATCCTTTTTAATATGTCATGTTTAAGTAGTTCTAATTGAGCTACTTCATCTAAAGCATTGTCTATGCCTGTAGAATATTTCATGTACTTACCATCTACTTTTAATAATATAAGTGCTCCCTCTGTTTTTTTATCTTTTGATTCAGCCTCTAAACCAATCTGTTTTACAAGAGCAATAACTGAATCTCTCTTTTGCTCTGCCTCTGATTTTATTTCTTTTCCGTCTGTTCCTATTATGTCTGTCATTTTGCCTCTCCATAATTAAAGCCAACCCCACTCTCACAGGCTACAGGTAGTCCCTGTGCCCACCTGGGCGACGTTGACATGATTGTCTCAACGTGTTGTTGTGTGTCCGACTTGTTTTCTTGCATCTGACAAACGATTATCTCATCATGTACTTGAAATAAAACTTGATAGTGTTTACCTATCTCAACCATTTGTTCCGATACTACTATTCTAGCCAGTGCTTGAACAACATTCTCCGTTACTTTACCACCATAAATCCTAGTCCAATCTTTGTCTTCCAAACTTCCAGTAGTGTTTAACTTCCTGTAAGTCCTAGCATTAGATATGTACTCAAATCCGTCTGATGTTCTTCTCAATTCAGGATATCTTATACGTAAACCATTCGGTAGTATAATACCTTCTGAATCATATTTACATATGCCACCTCCTATAGACCCCATGCCTCCACCAATCATGGTTTCTAGTGCATGACCACACGTCCTCCAAAAAGAGACTATGTTATGGTTTTTCTGTCTATATAAAGTAACAATTCTTTTAGCCTCGTTTAAATCTATGTCTACTGACATGCCACCTTGACCCATAGCCAACGTGTCCTTAAACTTTACAGCTCCCATACCATAGCCTAAACCTAGTATGCAAGTCTTACCTACAAATCTTTCTAGCTTATCTTTTTTTGTAATCTTTCTGTCATAAATCTCACTAGCAAATTCACTGTAAACATCTCTACCCTCTCTAAATGCCTGTACTAAATCTTCTTGTTTACTTATATATGCAACCATTCGTGCCTCAATCTGTGATGAGTCACATGCTATCAGTACCTTATCTTTAGGTGCCATCAAAGATTTTCTTAAAGCACCATTACGAGGCAAGTTTTGTAAGTTAAGTTTATCCCCACCTGAAAACCTACCTGTATGTGCACCATAATAGTTAAGCATTATAGGTAGTTTGCCTCTATCTGCTACATCTATAAGATTTTCAGTTCGTGTTTCTTCAATAGTAGACTTAACCCCTAACCTTGCTGATACTAATTGTTGCACCACAGGGTTAGAATGGTGCTGTAAATTTACAAATTCTTTATCTGTCTTAGCAAAAGCATAAGTTTCTTCGCCTGTTCTTGCTGATATCTTCATAGGCGGTGTCACCCCTACATGTGTAAGTAGCTTGGCAAACATTAGATTAGACATAAGAGCTTTCTTTACTTGTTCGTTCGACAGCCCTTTGGTAGATAACGTGTCAAGGAGTTGCTGTTTGTTGAGCTTGATTGTATTCAGGTGAGTGACTAGAAGTTCTTTGTCTAGTTTAATAGTGGGGTTGATGTACATACGTAAGGTTTGGTCAATGACCATAAGTTCTGATTGTGGAAAATCTTTTGATAGTTTCTTCCATAGTTTATAGGTAAGCTCAACATCATTAATACAATACTTAGCATAAGCCTTGAGTTCTTGAGGTGTAAAGTCTGCTTTCCTCTTACCAATGGAATGCAACACTTCAGTTCCTTTTGTACCTAATTTATAATATTTTGATAGTGCACTCAAAGAACAACCTGTTGTCATACTATGCTTGGGTCTAGCCATAGACATAGTATCAAGCCAAAACTTAGGCTCTTTGCGATACTTCCACCGAAGTATAGACCCGTCAAAAATTGTATTATGTGCTAACACACAGTAATTCGTTGGTAGGTCATTGAATGCCTCATCCATATTTTCATACCAGCATGTCTTACCATCATTAATTTTAATGGCTACACCGATAACCTCAAACCTTTTGTCTCTAAGGTATGCCTCAGTTGTCATTTTAGATAAGGAATACTCCCTATCATAATAGGTTTCAAAATCTATAGTTACTATATCCATTACTCATTCTCTTTTATTAGCTTATTAAGATAAGCCTGTGCCTTCTTTAAATCCTCAAATCCACCCTTCTTCTTCCACCTCACAACATACTTAATAATATTGCCCTCTAAAAAATCTAATTTCTTATCAACAATAAAATCCCAAACTTGTATCTTGCCTTGTGTATAATGAATTGGGTTATCTATATTATCTTTTTTCTTCATGATAAGTTCTCTACCTTACTATTGTGTAAACTATATAATGCCACCCCTTTGCCACAATGTAAAGAATGTTCATTGGTAACACCTACTGCCTCACTTGAAGTAGCCCCCATGCTTAATGCCCCATAAGAAAACTCCTTACCATCTCCGAATGCACATGGTGTAAACCCCTGTATTATAGGAAATGGTGAGTCATCATAAAGAATCAACCCTTTGTCTCTATCTATGACAACGAGTTGCTGTGTGGTAATCCTACTTGTTCCAGTGCGTAACCCGTAAGGATATTTATCAGGGTCAGCCCCATTAGTAAACCATTCTCTTAGAGTCACAATGTATTTAAGGTAACCTACCCCTGATACTATGTAAGGTTTATCATCTCTCATTACATACCATGCTTTGTCTGTCTCCCATTTAAGTGAGCCGTCACTAGCCTGTCTGTCTGTGGCTAAAGTTTCGCCGTCCCATACTACTACTGTCATTCGCTTTCCTCCTCTAATATTTCTGCACTAAACCCACCTTTCATATTTGAATTATCATTTGTAAAGACATCATCAATGGCAAATTCTTTTACATCTTTTTCTGTTAATTCTTTAATAAATTTATCATTCATATCTGCAACCTCATCTAAATCAATGTACTCATCTTTATAAACTCTAACTAATACACTTTTTTTAACCTCATCATAGAAACCTTGTTCTGCTAATGTAGACTCTATAGTTTTAGGAGACATACCACCCTCTGCTAATTGTTCCCATGTGTCGCCATTATATAATGCTGTTTGTCCTTTAATTAATATATCTTTACTCATCATCTTCCTCCTTTAATTGTAATTCACAATAACATTTACTGTCTGTAATCCAAACAAACGAACACTCCTCTCCCTCATTAACTTGTTCATAATGACTACAAGATTTTGATTGCTTAAAGTCCTGTTCGTATGGACATCTTTCTAGTTTATCAGCACAAGGTTTTTCAATGGTCTTTTCCCATGCATTAAAATCTTCTTTATTGTTAAGGTTTAAAAACTTACTCATCATCTTCCTCCTCATTTCTTATTACTAGATTACCTTGTTTAATCATGAGTCTTATTATGTCCTCACTCGTTGGTCTTAGTCTGCCTCTACCTACATCAATCACCCTTTGATTTTCTATGTTGTTCCAGACTTTAATTTTGTTGAGTAGCTTTAGTGCATACTCGTTGTCATGTGATTCTGTATCTTTTTCAAGTACTCCTATTACTTTATTTAATATCTTTGATGTCATCTAATACTCCTTTGAATGTGTTATATACTTGTTTTATATCTATTGGCAACGACCTGTAATGTCCTCGACTTCTATTAAAGTTATACAAATCACTTGCCTCGTTTATAGTAGCCTCTTTCTCTATCACTCCATAGTGTCTACGTAAATGTATACTTAGTTTGTTAAAGAAATAGTTAATGTCTTTATCTCTATCTAAGTCATCTTGATATCTCCAATTTCTGTGCCAACTGATACTATTTAATGCTAAACATATAGGTATAAACATTTCAAAAGTCATAGTATTTTCATCTATGTGTTTTGCTAAAAACTCTATGCTTTCAGGGGTGTTCCAATTAATATCAATCAAGTCTATTATGTTATCGTTATTGTTTTTATCCATTCGTAAACTATAAATAGAATCACTAATCTGACTGTCATATTTCCCCAACAACTTAGCATGTGTCTCTACCATATTAAGGAACTTACCTGTATCTATACTTTTTAATTTATCTAGGGTGGAATCAACAAGACCTAACCTTGCTCTTGTTCGTAATTGTTTCTTGAAAGCAATTATTTTTCTCCTCCATAGTTTTCTTTTATCTGTGTTCTCTACACATTTTTGAGGCTCATGGTCTTTGTTAGGGTTTAGCAACTCTCCTGTCAACAGGTTGTACTTCAATCCTTTACAAACTATTTGGTTTTGCTTTATGAATGCAGATATTTCATGCCAATAATATTTATCTTTATCCAATGTTTTTTCAAGGTACTTAAATATATTAAGGTTGTGTGCAATTCTATAGATACTTGTCCTATGTCTTTCTATTGTAAAAGGTATCCATTTATTCAATGCTATTACATAAGTCCCTGAGCCATGTGTCCATACATCTTTAGTATTTATATGCACAGTAGCAAAGTTATGTTTATTAACACTCATAAACTTAACCCCATTTATCCATAATTCAGGCTCTTCATTACTACTAAGTTTTAGTCTAAGCCATTGGTTTATATACTTGCCTTTGCCATAAACATCTCGTGACCTGTGAGCGAGTCTACACAAGTCTGCATATTCAAACTTACCCAGCTCATGGTCAGGGATTTTATACCCTGACTCAGCACTACCCCAAGCATTTGTGTTCATAGAAGTACTATCACTGTCACTGTTATATTTTGTGTACCATGCTGTCATTACTTATTTCCTCCTTTAGTTATTTTATCTTTGACCATAGCTACATCTAACACTGATGAATCTATATTCAAATCTTCAGGCTTAGTCCTTTCTGCTCTATCAATAATTTGATTGTGTCTTTCTTTTGCATTACTAGGTAGCAAGTCATACAGTTTAGGCATTGCCTTTATGCATGGGGCTAGAGTACTGTAATTGTTTAATACTTTCTCAACTGTATCCACCAATGCTTTCTTTTCTTGTTTTATGTCATACAATTTTTGCTTATACACTTTGTACTCAGCAAGTATTGTTGCCCACTTAGGATTAGTAGCGTCTAGTTTGACATTACATTCATCACGATAACCACCACAATTAGTCCACCCAAAGTTATCATCTAAAGATTGTCGTGGTGTAGCAAACTTCTCTACTTCAAAAGTTAACGCTCTAGTTCTACTAGTAACAACTTCATCAGGTGTATTATCAAACCCCTCAAATACTATTTTACTTGTTTGGTCAAACCACTTGCTATCTAACTGATTCAACTTAGCAATTAAATCATTAGGGTATAATTGACTGCGAATCATTTTACCCCAATCGTTGTTATAATCCTCTTCGGCTTGTTTATATCTACCCGTAAACAAAGCTTTAGCATTGTCTACTATCTCATCATGTAGTCTTTGGCTTATTCTTACTGTTGCCATTTTAATTACCTCTCTTGTTGTTTAACTCATCTTGCATAACAGTGACCTCACCAAAGGGTGGTGTCTTTGCATTCTCGTATGTTGATACCCATAAGACAGGATAGTCAGGTGTATCTCCATAGTCATTGCAACATAAGTCTGTTAAAAATATACATGCAACAGGGTCTATGTTTTTCTCTTGCATGTACCTAAAGACAGGGCTGAATGCCGTACCTCCACCACCATGTGGCTTAAAGGTAGGCTCGGTGTCCCTATCAAACTCATCAGCATGACAGACATCATGGTCAAAGTAGATAACATGTATCTTCTCAGGCTTATGACTCTCCCATACTTCCCTTACCTCACTTGCAAATTGATTCAACTCTTGCTCACCGATAGAGCCTGATGTATCTATTGCAAATGCTATCTCGCCTAGTCCCTCGCCTGTGACACTAGGCATGATTAGTCCTTGTGATATAAACCTCCTGTTCGGTCTTGCAAAAGACCTATCATCATTCCTTTGTTTAACTACGAATCGTTGAAGTACATCACGCCAATCAACTTTGGGTTTCAATAACTCACCAACGAGTCTCTCCATGTTGGCACTAAGTTTGCCCATCATCTTAGCTGATTGACTTGCTTGTGCCACTTTAACTTTCCATTCTGCTTTCTGTTGTTCCAATTCAGCAGGGGATTGACCACCGTCCTCACATGAGTCCAATGCTTGACCACCCTCATTGCCACCATTGGGTGTGTTCTTATCCATTTCAGGTAGCATATGATATATCTTATCGGATATACCCTCGCCCTTATCATAGATATCTCTATCCAACAGTCCTTGGTCAGGCATTCTACCTATCTGCTCATCAGCAAGTAGCTGATTGATTACATAGTCAGTAGCCACATTCCATTTCATTGGGTCTTTGTCCCCTCTACGAACACAGTGTTCAAGCATAGGGTGAAAGCATTCATGAGCCACTAGGAATAACAGCTCATCATCACTCAATGTTCCACAGAAGTCAGGGTTTAGCACAACTTCTTTACCATTAGTCATAGCTGTTGGACACTCATCACTAACCCTGAACACCATGTTCATAGCTACTGTGCCAATGAATGGGTGTTCAAGTATCAATCGTGTCTTAGCTTTACTTATTCGTGTGTTTATATCCATTACATTTCTCCCATGTAGGCACCCATTTTCTTCATTATCTCACTAGCCTCATTACCTTTCTGTGTTCTAAGGTGTGGGTCATTTCGTAATGACTCAGGGTGTAGTTTAGTAAATGATTGTTCTACCTCAGCTCTAAGTTTCTCTAAGTTTTCATCATCATTGATGTTTAATCGTTTGAGTACATCACATATGTCTCTCGTATTGTCTATCAATGTGTCTCTAAAGATTGACTTAGGGTCATGCAACTTATCTGATATGTGTTTCACTCTATCGTATAGTCTTTGCCATGCCTCATGCATAGCCTTTGTTGTTGCACTCTCAACTTGTGTAGTCACATCAGCTCGTACTTGTGCCAACTCGTTGTCAGGTATTGATACTCTGAAGTCATCAGCAGGTACAGGCATGACTGTAATGTTCATGTCAAACCTAGATTGCAAGTCATCTATATCAGGGTAGTCACTAGCATTGTACAAACTGCCTAAAGATATCTCTGCATTTCGTATCAATCTTGGATAGTCATTTATAAACTTATCCACTAGCACTAGCCATTGTGATTTAGCTTTCCTATACATTTCCATAAACGATAGGTAGTTCTTAGAGGGTAGTATCATTGTACCCTCAATGCCCCATGGCAACGTGTTGTCATAGAACATTTGTCTTATCTGCGTTGTTAGTTTCTTTATGTCATCTAATGGCTGTGCCATAGGCAACAATGCTTTGTTATAATTACCACTAGTTACTTCTGCGTTGTTAGACATAGCTATATCTTGGGTAGCTTTCTTGTCTCTCTTACGCATGGTAGCTTGTCTTATAGTAAGCTGTACCAACAATGCCTTATTGTTTAGTTTACTCATTGTGTTTACCTCATTGTTATATGATTACATTTTGTTTGTCTACTGCCCACTTAGTGAACTCAGGTGTGTTCATCAAGTCTGTGTTCTTCTTGACTGCATACGATACTGATAGCACTGAGAACTCAGGTGGTATCCTATCTAAGTATGTCAGTACATTCTTGAAGTTATCCACTGTTGAGTATGTAGCTAGACTACCTGCCATTGCATACAATGTAGCAGGGTCATTAGGCACAATAGCCTCCAATGGTTTCTTGATGACCTGTTCCATGTCAGGTAGGTTACGGAATATCTTCACAAAGCCTACAAACTCTGCACTAGCCCCCTCGCCTACTGCCCCTTTGAATGTCTCATACTCTGCCTCGGGTGATACAAGACCTATGGTATTTGATACACCCTCTACCCAACTTCTTGGTGTAGGGTTAGACTCTCGTTGTGGGTCAAAGTCATGCAGTAAGTCTGTTCTAAACTTAATGAATGATATGACTTCAGGCTTAACATCATGGTCGATAGCCCATGCTAACCAATCATCAACGTGTGTCTCTAAGTCATACACAGTGTGTCGGTTTCTTAGATGTGACAGTATGCGATTAGCCCCTGCCCTGTCTGATACCTTGTTGCCTGTTGACACCACTTGCCAACCCTCTTTCTTTGGCACACCATGTAAAGTCCCTGCTTGGCACATGTTAGCTACCACTTTCTGTAAGTCAGCGTTAGCTTGATTCATGTCATCAAAGCACAGTATACCTGTCTCAGGGTGGTCACTGCCTACTGCAGGATACCAATGTGGTAGTGTATGTTTGATAGTACCATCAGGTTGTGGCATAGGTATACCAAAGTCCTCTACCAACATGGTTGGCATATGCACTTCAATAAAACCCACTCCCATTTCATCAGCAACTTCTCGGCATATGGTTGTCTTACCACCCCCTGGGCTACCCTCGATAGCTACTGTCCTCTTTATCTTAAACAAATCCTTTAGGGTTTGCTTTAGTGTTTTCGCTCTCATAGTTTACTCCTATGTGTGTTGTTACATTCCCACAGCTTGTGAGAAATTCTTTGCTTGGCTCGACAGTTTCGCACAGCTCAACCGAACTGCAAAACCGAGTCCCCGTTTTAATATTAAAATGTTGGTTTAAAATATAGGGATAGGTAGTATGAATAAAATGCAGGAACGATACTGCACTACCTACCCCCAACCTATTGCTAGGTGTTGTTAGTTATCTCGTTCAATTCATTAAGGATAGATAGGCTTTTTTCTTACCACCATACAGCTAATCCTTTTGGTATAATTTCAGCAAGTTACTCATTATGTACTAAATAACTGTATGTCTTTCTTGCTACCTATCTATCCCATTAATACTCAACTTTCTCCCATACCTGTTAGAGTCATTGTTAATAGGAATCCCACATCTAGTTAAGGTATGTTCCCACCTAACAGTATTAATTCTTTAAGGATAGTCTGTTCTGTTTAACAGTGAGCATTAAAGTGTCCGTGAATTACACTACCACTATCCCATTACCTCGCTGTCATTTACTAGGTAATTCTTTCATTAGTATATCAGTACATGCTTTACTGCATGTCTTTAAGTTTCTTCTGAGTCTTGGCTTGGTTATTCTAGTCCCACATACAGGGCAGAACTTCCACTCTTTAACCTTTTGCTTAGTCTCATTGTCTTCCCACTTAATATCATCATAGGTAGTACTGTTCCTACCACCCTGACAATTACTTCCGTCTATATCAGGGCATTCAGGTAGTATTGATTGGTCTAGTAGACTACCAATAGCACTCATGCCTTGCTCTTCTATGCTATGCAAAGCTACCTTTGTGTCAACATCTTGTGGTATACCAACCTGACAACTACTTACTGCAGGTATCTTAGCTATATCTTCAGGATTACCTG